ATACCGTCGGCCGATCCTGATAGAACGAAACGCCCGGCACTTGCGATGCCCACAACACATAGTCGGCGGCCGATCCGCCATTCGGCGGGTTGCGCTTGCGAAACAGGATGCGCGCGCGATACGTCTCATCATCCTCGACATCGGTGCCCGGCGAGATCGAGCCATCGGTCGATGAAACGGCCGCCGTGGCGGTGTCGTCGCCGACGACGCCCGACGTGATCGAAAGCGGCGTGCCGGCCGTCGGCGTGGTGCTTTGCCCGTCGGTCGCGGCGATCACCTCGACGGTTGTCACGCCGGCGCCAGTAGACGAACCGCCTGCAGTCGCGAGATAGATTTGCCCATCGGCGCGCGTGAACTGCGCGGAGACTTGCACCGCGATCGCGGCAACGCTTGTGATATCGACAAAGAACCGCGCCGGCGATGTCGGCCGGCGAGCAAGGCCCATTTCCTCGCCGTGAAGGTCGAGGTTTTCGCCGTCGGCCGTAAGTGCAAACTTCTGCCGCTGGATATAATCAGCGAAGCCAAACACCTCGTGCGTCATGCCGGCGAGCACTTTCGCCGTCGGGTTGATATTGTTCGGCCAAATCCACGCGTCCGAGCCGGGCAGGTTGGTGCGAAACGACATTCGCGCCCGCTCGACCAAATCCTTGAGAGAGGGAATTGCAAACATCAGCGCGCCACCTGTTGCCAGAGAACATCAAAATTTCGATTGTAGATTTGCGAGCCGTCGCGGCCGTAAAGCGCGACGTTCAAGTTGAGCCGTTGCTCAAGTGGATAGGCCGTGGCCGCAACATCGATCCGCACGCACACGCCCTGCGCGATCAAGGTGGCGAGCGCATCGTTGGCGAATACCTCGGCCCATCGGGCGATAGGCAAGCCCCTGATTGTCAGCGGCGCCCGTTCCAATAGCCACAGATACGAACCCATTTCGGTTTCGTTGAGATCGGTGCGCACATCGACGCCATCGCCCCAATATCCGCGCGTGTCACCGTCGGCGAGATAGAACAACTCGTGATCCGGCGTGATGCGCTTGTCGGTAAACATGCAGAGCGTGACGGCCGTCTCGATCGCCGCCTTGGCTCGCAATCCGCCGACGTTCGAACTCTCGTCGGGATCGGCGTTCGCCCAATCGGCAAAGCCGCGGATATCGTCCCAAACCGAGTCCCAAAGCACGTTGACATCTTCCGCGCAGCCCTCGGCCACGCGGATCACAACACCATTATTTGCCATTGGTTACACCGCGAAAACTTTGGTCGCACATCCGCCGCCGCAGAGACCGACGGGCATGCCGCCGGTATCTCCGAGATCGACTTTGGGACTCTTGATGATGCAGTGAGGCGTCGTGTGCGTGATCTGCGCATCCTCGATCTTGATCGAGGATTGCCCCTTGGTGATTGTCACATCGTTCGCGGTTAAGACGAGCGTGCAACTGCTATCGTCGGATTGCTTGACGCCGGCGCCGATCGACAGCTTGATCGTCTTGGTATGGAAAACCTCTAGCTGATCCTTGAACACACGCACAACGTCGCCGGTGTGGTTGTAAAGGATCGTACCGCCTTCCGGCGTGTCCTTTGGCCGATAGTCCTTATGTTCGAAGCCGAGCGCGAGCAGCCGATCGGAGCGCCCGCCGAGCGCGAGGAACACGCCTTCCGAACCGCTCGGGGCAACCGACGAAAGGCCGTGCGGTTGCGGCCGATAGACATCGGCGAACGTTTCCGACTTGAGGCCGGTCATTTGTTTGAGCATCTGTTGCGTGCCGCTATCGTCGGTTTTCTGCACCGTCGCGCGCCGCATCGTCGCTACAAGGCCCTCTTGGCCCTCGGGAAACCAAACCCACATTTATCAATCTCCCGCGTCACTGCCCCACGCACCGCCGGCGCTACCGCCCTTGGTGCCCTGCCCGCCGAGCGCGCGCGGATCGACGAGCGACAAAACGCTCAATGATCCGCTTTTGCGATCCTGCGAAATTTCCATGCTCTCGATCGCCATATCCTGCGACACGTCGAGGAACACGCTATCGAGAAAGATCAGCCCGCCCGGTTCCCACAACGTGCCGCCGTCGTCATGACAGCCCTGCACGGTGACGCTCGCCTTGAGGCTGTTGCCGGCCTCGCGATCGCGACGTGTCTGCGCGCGCTTTTTGGCTCGGCTGTTGTCGGTATCGCCATCGTGCACGACAATGACCGGCCGATATCGATCGAGATCACCATCTTGCGCGGTGCCCTCGACCTGCAAATTATCCGAGCCGTGGCCGATCGGCCGTTGTCCGCGCACCGTGACATCGGAATGCCGGCCGGCCCAATTGTGATCAGCCTCGCCGATTTTCATGTTGACGCCCTCGACGATCGAACCGGCGTGCGTCGTCTTGCCGCCCTTGGTGATCTTGATCGAGCCATCGGCTTGACCGACGGGAAAAACGCCTTGCTCGCGGCACAGCTTTTCAATGCACCGGAACGCGGTTTCGCCCGGCGTGATGCGATACACCGGCACTTTGTCGAGCTGTTCGTCGGTCGAAATGCCCACGCCGAACTTGTCTAGTTCGGCGCCGATCTCTTGCGGCGTCTTGTTCGTGAACTGCCCGGTATCGTGAACAGCGCTCGAGTCGATGAAATCCTGCGAACGCGATCGGCCCGAGATCGTAACCTCGGCGAGATTGTGCTCGCCAATCTTCGGCTGATAGCGATCAACGTATCCGTCACACGCCAGCGACCCGCTAAAAAGGATCTGAATTCGCGTGCCGGCTTTGAATGTCCAGGCGGTTGCCGCGCCGCCCGGCTCGGCCGCCGCCTTGATCGTGAACGAACGCGCGGCGCTCTGAAAGGACGCGCGCACAGTCACGCGCTCCCATGCCGTCCACGTCTGCCCATCGGCGACGACGGTCACAACTTCGGTTTGCATGATGCTACCTAGAAAGCGCCTCGATCTGGCGCGGCATGAACGATGGATGTCGCACGTTGTTTCGCGCGACCAATTCGTCGGAACGCGTCGGATCGGCATAGAGAAGCCATGCCAGCGCGAGCGAGGGCCGAACGATTGCGCTATCGACGATGACGATCGGCGCGAGATTGTTGATCGTTTGCGTGAGCCACGAAATCACCTTGCCGCGCAAATCCTCGATCGCGAGATAAAGCGCCGCGTTGGCCGCGCCCGTCGTGTTGTACAACTCGTTTTCGAAGCGCTCGGCCACCTCGCCGCGCGCCGTCACGCCGTCGGGCCGCGCAACGAACGTCGTCGCGAGGATCGACTCGGCATAGGCGGTTAGCGCCGCCAGCCGCACCATTCGCATGGTCGCGGCCTTGTTGGCCGCCGAGCGTTGGCCGGTTGGCGACAGATAGGGCGCCGCCTCGATCGTGGTCGAGTCATAAGCCGCCACGAGATCGAGCATCGCCGCCGTGGCCGAGGCCGCCGGCAACGCATCGCCGAGGCCGCGCACGATCGAGACAAAGCTAGCCGCGATCGCGGTAGCACCGGCGCCCGGCACCGCCACGTCGGAAATCGACGCCGGCGCGCTGCCGATCAACGTGGTGATTTGATCCCGCAGCGCGGCCGAGGCCGTCGGATCGACCGGGTATGATTGCCGCAGCACATCAACCGCCGCAGCGGCATCGGCGATCGTATCCGTCACCGACGCGATGACGAAATCCGACTCATTCTGCGATGTGATCGTTACCGGAAAGAGCGTGCTGATCGCGCTCGCCATGGTGTCGGCGGCGCGATAGGCGATGTTTTGAACGGCCGCGATCGACACGAACGCCGAGGCGGCGCCGGCGCGAACGAACTTCGCTTCAAAGGCGACGTAGCCCATCCGATCGCGATGCGTGGCGCGTTCGAATGTCTCGCAATGAACCGTGACCGGCCCGAAATAGGGAACGACAAGCGGGCCGGGGCCGCGCGAGGCCAGCACGCTTTTCAGCGCGGCGGCAAGCGAATCGGCGGTGTCACCGGCCACGTAAGCGGAGCCGGAATAGAAGCGCGGTTCCTCGCCCAAATCCTCGATATAGGGATCATCGCGGTTCGGGAACGTGTGCACGATCAGCCCGCGCCCGCCGTTTTCCTTGTCCGATTCGAAGAAGAAGGGCACGCCCTTGTAAGAGGCCGGCCATAGCGTTTTTAGCCAGTCCCGACATTCGGTTGACATGGTGCTCAAACCCTCAGAAATGGCGCGTGAATACGTCGGCGCTACATGGGTAGCGGCCGGGTTGAATTAACGCATGGGAGGCCGGTAGGCCGGCCGCAGCGCGTGCGTTACATCGGGGCGGTTGCCTCGGGCATCGATCGGCCGGTCGAGCCGGTCGAGCCGGAAGCCGTGCCGCCCGACGACTTAAAGGCGTTGATCGCGTTGTCGATCTTTTGCTCGACGGTTGCCCAAAAGCCGTCACCGGCCTTGACCGTGACGGTTGTCGAAAGCGTCGCATTGCCCTCGATCTCGGCCTTGACCGGCTCGCCGGAACCGCCGATCCCGGTTGCCTTTTGGATATCGTCAACCGACCATCCGGGCGCGCCGCCAGTGTAGCGGCCTTGCGTCACGCCGGGATTGTAGCCAAAGCCCTCTAGCTCGCTATTGAGCGCCGCGCGCTTGGCGGCGTTCTGGCCCTTGACGTAAGCCTCGAAATCAGGATCGCCGTAAATGCCGGCGGCCTGATCCTTGTCGTCGAGATCGTGCAACTGATCGAAGCGCGAGCGCGGCCCGGCCTCATACTTTTTCAGCCGCTCCAAATCGTTGTCATCCATGATCGAGTCGGCGAGCGACGTAAGGGCCAGCACCGGCGCCAGCGAGCCGAGCGCCTTGGTAAGCCCCCAATTGCCGCCGCCGCTGCCCGTCAGCTTTCCGAATACCGAATGCGCGCCATCGACGCCGACAGCGCCGAGCATGCCCGTCAACCACGTCGCCGTCGGCAGCGTTTTGTCAGGGTGCTTGTCGGCTTGTTCGGCAACCCAATTGAGGCCGCTCGCAAACCAATTCATGCCCTTGGTGGCGCCCGGCATCATGCCCTTGCCGAGATTGGCGAACATATTTTCGGCTTGAGCGCCGACGGCTTTCGCCGCGACTTTCGGATCGTTGTTCTGGAAATTCTCGGCCGCCGGGCCGACATCCTCGGCGCCGCGAACAAGGCCCCAATCTTTCATGATACGCGATTGCTGCGTTGTCAGAATTCCGAGCGCCTGCCGTACCGAGCGACGCGACCCGATCGTCGCGATAGCCTCTTGCTGCTTTTCCGGATCAGTGACCCCCTTTTTAACGAGCGCCGGCAACAGCCAGTCATTCGCCAATTTGTAGGGATCGAATTTGCCGTCGGGCATATAGGTGTCCATGCCGACAAAGGCGTGCGGATCGATGCTCTTGATGTCGCCGCTCGTTTTCCGATGCACCTTTGCCTTATCGATCAGGCCAAGCTTAATCAATTGCTCGGCCGCCTGATTTGACATGTGCTGCCCGACGAACTGCT